ATGGCGCTGGAATTCTGTACGCATTCAACTATTCGGGTCGCGCGATGCGGTCCGTAGCCCGAGCGATTCGGGAGGAATCATGGCACCCACTCCGAAGCGTGAGGCGCAGCGGCGCCGGCGCAACCTGGCACCGAGCAGCGACCAGGCGCCGACCGGCGAGGTCGTGGTCCCGGCCACCCCGCGGGACTGGCACCCGCTGGCCCGGGAGATGTTCAACTCGCTGAAGGTGTCGGGACAGTCGGCCTTCTACGCGCAGTCGGACTGGGCCTTCGCAAAGGTGATCTGCGCACGGATGTCGCAGCTGCTGGCCGACGGGTCGACCTCGGGCAGCGCCTGGGCTCCGGTGGACGCCGGTCTGGCCCGGCTGATGGCCACCGAGGGCGATCGCCGCAGGATGCGTCTGGAGTTGATCCGCGCGGAGATCGCTGCCGAGCAGGTGCAGCGCAAGTCGACGGGCACTCGACGGTTGAAGGCCGTCGATGCCTCGGCCTGACGGCTGGCGCGGACCGAGCGAGCCCGGAGAATTCCCGACCCTCGGCTTCCAGGTCATCGACTGGATCGAGGCCAACTGCGTCATTCCCGACGGGGCGGACATGGGTCGGCCGTTCATCCTGACCGATGAGCAGTACCGCTTCGTGCTTCAGCACTACCGGCTGCACCCCGATGCCCGCGCGGACCGCAAGCGCCCGAGCGCCGGTTTCGTGTTCCGCCGCTCGATGCTGGTCCGCCCGCAGAAGTGGGGCAAGGGTCCGCTGTCCGCGGCGCTGATCTGCGCAGAGGCCGAAGGTCCGGTCCTGTTCGACGGGTGGGATGCCGACGGGGAGCCGGTGGGCAGGCCGTGGCCGACCCCCTGGATCCAGATCGCGGCCTCGAGCGAGGACCAGACCGCCAACGTCTACCGGGCGCTGCTGCCGATGATCCAGCAGGGCCCACTGTGCGACCGGATCCCCGACACCGGTCTCACCCGCATCAACCTGCCGGGCGGTGGCTTCATCGAGCCGGTGACCGCCGAGGGCCGGTCCAGGTTGGGCCAGCGCATCACGTTCGCGGTGCACGATGAGCCGCACTCGTGGCTGAAGAGCAACGGCGGGTGGACGCTGGCCGACACCCAGCGACGCAACCTCGCGGGCATGGGTGGGCGCAGCGTGGCCACCACGAACGCCTGGGATCCGGCCGAGAACTCGGACGCCCAGCGCACCTTCGAGGCGGCCGGGCCCGACGTGCTGGTCGACTACCCGTCCCCACCGACCGGATCCTTCCGGAACAAGCGGGAACGGGCGAAGGTCCTCAGATTCGTCTACGGCGACTCGAGCGTGGACCGGGGCGGCTGGGTGGACCTGGACCGCATCGAGGCCGAGGTGGAGGAGCTGGCCGGCAAGGGCGACCTGGCCCAGGCCGAGCGCTTCTACGGCAACCGGGTCGTGGCGACCTCGGACGCCTTCTTCGACACCGAGATGTGGGAGGCGGCCGCCGACCCGCAGCAGGTGCCGGACGGGGCGATGGTGGCCCTCGGCTTCGACGGGTCGATGTATGACGACTGGACCGCGATCCGGGCCCGCTGGATCGACGGCGATCGTCTGTACGCCTTTACGCCGACGTTCGCCGATGACACCCCGACCTTCTGGAACCCGGCCGACTTCGGTGGGGAGATCCCCCGCGGAGAGGTCCAGGCCGCGGTCGCCGAGCTGTTCGAACGGTTCACGGTGGTCCGGTTCTACCTGGACCCGGAACTCTGGCAGTCGGAGATCGACGACTGGGCCGCCCGCTACGGGCCCAAGGTCGTGGTGCAGTGGCCCACCTACCGCACCCGCCAGATGGCCGCCGCCCTCGAGCGGCTGAAGACCGATGTGGCGGCCGGGAACCTGACCCACGACGCCGATCCGGTGATGCTGACCCACGTGCGCAACGCCCGCAGGGTGCGCCGCTCGGGCGGCATCGTGATCGGCAAACCCAACGACCACCAGAAGATCGACCTGGCGATGGCTGACGCGCTGGCCCATGAGGCCGCGTGCGATGCCCGTACCGCCGGGCTGACCAAACCGACCCAACCCGCCCGGGTGCTGGTCCTGTAATCCCAACCGCTTAGCGAAGGAGGCTGTCCCGTGGCGGAAGTCGACCTCGCCGAGAAGTTGTCGGAGCGTCTGCGGCAGGCCGCGCCGGACCTCGAGCGTCTCAACCGGTACTACGAGGGCGAGCAGCCCCTGTCGTACATGCACCCCGAGCTGCTCAAGGAACTCCAGGCCCGGGTGCGCCAGTTGGTGATCAACTGGCCACGGCTGGTGGTGGACTCCCTCGAGGAGCGCCTGGACGTGGAGGGCTTCCGGCTCGGCGATGCTGTCGATGAGCGCATGTGGCAGTGGTGGCAGGCCAATGGCCTGGACCTGGCCAGCCAGCAGGCGCACGTGGAGGCCCTGGCGATGCGCCGGTCGTTCGCGATCGTCGGGTCCAATCCGGACGACCCCGAGGTCCCGCTGGTGACCGTGGAGTCCCCGCTTCAGGTGATCGCCCGCCGGGATCCTGCCACCCGCCGGGTGCAGTCCGCGGCGAAGGTGTGGTCGGACGAGGACGAGCGTGAGTACGTCACGCTGTACCTGCCGGACGTCACGATCTGGTACGAGGGCTCGGCGGAGACCGGGCGGCTGGCCGAGACCGGCCGCGACGAGCACGGCCTGGGCCGGGTGCCGGTGGTCCCGATCGTGAACCGTGGCAGGATCCTGCAGGCCGACGGTGTGTCCGAGCTGGCCGACGTCATCCCGATCAGCGATGCGGCGTGCAAGATCGCCACCGACATGATGATCGGAGCGGACTTCAACGCGATCCCGCGCACGATCGCGATGGGCATGACCGAGCAGGACTTCACCGACCGGGACGGTAACCCGGTGAGCAAGTGGGAGAAGATCGCCGGGCGGATCTGGGCGGTGACCTCGGCGCCTGGTGAGGCGGAGGTCAAGCAGCTGCCGGCCGCGGATCTGCGCAACTTCCACGACACGATCAACACCCTGGCCCGGCTGGTCGCCTCGATCGCCGGTCTGCCCCCGCACTACTTCGGGTGGTCGGATGCCAACCCTGCCAGCGCCGATGCGATCCGCAGCGCTGAGACCCGTCTGGTCAAGCGCGCCGAGCGCCGCCAGCGTGGCTTCGGTGAGGCCTGGGAAGAGGTCATGCGGCTGTGCTTTCTGGTCGCCGATGGTGAGCTTCCGGAGAACGCGGCACGCATGGAGACCGTGTGGCGCGACCCTGCCACCCCGACGACGGCCGCGGCCGCCGACGCCCTGGCGAAGCTGAAGGACTCCCTGGAGATCCCGGCGCAGGCGCTGTGGGAGAAGGTGCCGGGGATCACGCAGGAGGAGGTGCGTCGCTGGAAGGCGGCCGCCGACGCCGAGCGCAACGCGGCGGCACGTGCGCAGGCCACCGCCTTCGGGGTGATCCAGCCCGATCTCGAGCAGCGCTGATGGCCCGGCGGCCGGACCTACAGCGGGTCTACCGCGACCACCTCGAGCAGCTGCGCCGATGGGGGGTCCTGGCTACCCTGGCGACCTACAAGCGCGTAGACCCGGCTGATCTCGACGGATCCCTGCAGGAGATCGCCCCGATCCTGCAGGCGCTCTACTCGGCCTCGGTGATAAACGCCCTGGATGCCACTGATGAGTACATGGGCCTGGTGGCGTGGCTGCACGGGCACGAGTACCTGGCCAACTGGCGCGACGGCCGCCCGAACGCTCCCAAGGAACTCTTCGGCGGGGTGCCGTTCGCGCAGTGGATGGCCTACGCCGCCCCCGGTATCAAGCGGCTGATATCCGAGGGGATGTCCGCGCAGGAGGCGGTGGGGATCTCCGAGGCACGCGCGGCGCAGCGACTAACGTCCAGCCCGCTGCAGCAGGCCCGGTCCACCACCTGGAACCGCTTCCTTGTCGACTCGCTGATCTCGGAGTCGAACGTCCCGCCGGCCAACCTCAAGCCGTGGACCGACGAGGTCGAGCAGTATGCGAACCTCTGGGACGGTCAGCGGGTCCGGGAGTATCCGGGCACGTTCCAGCGCTGGCAGCGGGTCCCCTCCCCGGGAGCCTGCGACTGGTGCCTGATGCTGGCCACCCGTAGCGACTACACCTCGGCCGATGCCGCGATGTACGCCGGCGGCGCTGAGGGCACGGTCCGCCGGCAGTTCCGCCGTGGTCGGGAGAACATGCTGGCCGGGGTGTCGCGCCGATCCACTTCCGGCATGGAGTCCGGCGAGCGCTATCACCGGTCGTGCCGTTGCACGGTCCGGATGGTGGCCATGGGCGCGCCTGCGGCGATCAGCCAGGAGGACTACGACCGACTGTCCACCCGCGACGCCGACGGCAATCTGCCCGTGTTCTATTCAGGCAGCCGGACGAACAAGTCAGGCCGGGTCAGCCGCTACGAGTACACCCTGGACAGTTTCGACTTCGAGGTGGTCACCGGCACTCCGATGCCGCCGACCGCCTCCTGGAAGGACGCCTGGAAGGCGCCCCCGAAGAAGCGGGCCGACCGCGCCGCCTACTCACAGTGGCGCAGCGAGGTGCCCGTCTAAGACCCCCCGACCGCGCGAGGCGGCCGGGTCAACCCCACCGCGATGGAGGGAACCACCCATGTCCGAAACCACTATCGAGTCCGACGCCCCGGAAACGACGCAGCCCGCTGCAGCGGCTACGGCTGAACCGGCGCCGGAAGCCCCGAGCCCCGAGGCGCTCGGCGACGCCGGGAAGGCTGCCCTGTCAGCCGAACGCAAGGCCCGGCGTGAGGCCGAGAAGCGCGCCCAGGAGTTCGAGGCGAAGGTCAAGGAGTTCGAGCAGCAGCAGCTGTCCGAGCAGGAGCGCTTGACCAAGCAGCTCGAGGAAGCGAAGGCCACCGCCGCGAAGGCGCAGGCCGAGGCCCTCCGGTTGCGCATCGCCGCCGAGACCGACCTGCCCGCCGACCTCCACGAGTTCCTCGTGGGTGCCGACGAGGCGGAGATCCGGGCGAAGGCGGAGAAACTCAAGGCCGCGACGGCCGCCGGCACCCGCCGTCCCCAGCCCGACCCGAGCCAGGGCGCGAAGCCTGACTCGACCGGGCCCAGTCAACTCACCGCCGCCGACCTGGCGACCATGTCCGCCGAGGACATCGTCAAGGCCGACGAGGCTGGACGCCTCGAAGACCTGAAGCGTCAGGGCAGGTAGCACCCCCTCCCACAATGAAAGGAGCAGCCGACCATGGCTGTTACCAACTTCGTGCCCGACATCTGGTCGGCGCGCATCCTCACCAACCTGTCCAAGACCGCGGTGGCCAACGCAGTGTGCAACCGCGACTACGAGGGCGACGCGAGCGTCGGCGACTCGGTGAAGATCACCTCGATCACCGACCCGACGATCACCGCCTACACCGGCGCCGACATGACCCCCGAGGACGTGGACGACGCCACCCGCTCGCTGCTGCTCGACCAGAAGCAGTCGTTCAACTTCTACCTGGACGACGTCGAGGCCGCGCAGAGCGTCAACGGTGGAGCGATCCTTCGCGAGGCCATCAACCGGGCGTCCTACGGGCTGTCGAACGTGATGGACACCTACGCGCTGGACGTGATGTGGAGCAACGCTTCGGCGTCCAACCCCGACCACGTCATCGGTGAGACGACGGTGACCACGGTCGCCGGTGCGTACAACCACCTGGTCGACTGCGCCGTCCTGCTCGACGAGGCGGACATCCCGCAGGAGGAGCGCTTCGCGGTCGTGCCGCCGTCGTTCTACGCGCTGCTGCTCAAGGACGACCGCTTCGTGGGGGCTGGTGACGCCGTGGGCGCCGCCACCCGCGCCAACGGCCTGGTGGGTGAGGCGGCAGGTCTGGCGATCTACCGCAGCAACAACCTGCCCACCGCCGCCTCGGGCACCTCGAGCACCAACAAGGGCCTGATCGTCGGGTCCCGCATCGCGACGACCGTCGCGGACCAGGTCCGCAAGGTCGAGGCGTACCGGGTGGAGAAGAAGTTCGCCGACGGCGTGAAGGGTCTTCACGTCTACGGCGTCAAGGTGACCCGCCCGACCGGGCTGGTCGCCTCCGACGTGCGCATCGCGCTGTCCTGACACATCCAGTGAGCGGGCTGCCCGGTCCGGACCGAATGAGGCCGGGCCGGGCAGTCACTCCCCCATCTGAAAGGAACGGCGCACGATGATCCCTGTCAGCGAGATCGGCCCGCTGCTGATCACCGTGCCTGAACTCGGCGACGTGACCGACGCCGACGAGGCGCAGACCGCCTGCGTGCTGGCCTCCGGGGCGATCCTGGACTACATCGGCCGGCCGATCCTGGAGGACACCTACACCCACACCCTGCCCGTGCAGGCCGAGATCATCACCCGCGAGCAGGAGCCCAACGGGCTGGTGGGCGTGGTGCGCCTGAAGGCACACCCGGTCACCGCGATCACATCGGTGGTGCTCGACGGGGAAACCCTGAGCGCCGACGAGTGGTCCTGGGACGCCTCCCGGTATCAGCTGGTGGTCGACGAGGCGGGCGCCTACGAGGCGGCCGTCACCTACACCGCCGGCTATCCCGACGTCCCGCCCGGTCTGCGGGCGGTCGCTAAGCGGGTCGCGCTGTCGATGCTGTCCAACCCGGGCGGGATCGCCTCCGAGCGCCTGGCCGACTACAACGTCACCTACGGCGACGGGGACTTCACCGCCCTCGAGCGCCGGGTGATGGACCGCTACCGCTCGGCCACCGGGACGATCCGCGCGTCATGACCGACTGCGTGGTGATCGTGCCGATGCTGGGCCGCGCTCACCTGATGGACCGTCTGCGGATCTCCCTGGCCGCCAGCACCGACCGGGCCCGGATCCTGTGGGTGGTCACCGCGGGCGACTTCAACGTCCTCGACGAGTTGCACGGCGAGGACCACGTGATCACCCCGCCGCGCACCAGAGGCGACTACGCCCACAAGATCAATACCGGGGTGAACGTCAGCGACGAGCCGCTGATCTTCACCGGGGCGATCGACCTGCACTTCCTCCCCGGCTGGCTGGAGGCCGCTGAGGCCCTGCTCGACGAGCAGGTCCGGGTGGTCGGCACCAACGACCTGACCAACGAGCGCACCGCCCACGAGCACTCCACCCACACCCTGGTGGCCCGCGACTACGTGGGCCGGGGCCTGATCGACGGCCGGCCCGGGCTGCTGTGCGAGGACTACATCCACGAGTGGTGCGACGACGAGCTGGTGGGCACCGCGGTCAAGCGCGGCGCCTACGCGCACGCCGACGACTCGATCGTGGAGCATCTGCACCCGATGGCCGAGAAGGCCGAATGGGACGAGACCTACCTGCGGATGCGCACCCGGATGCGTGCCGATCGGGCGCTGTTCAACCGGAGGCGGCAACTGTGGACGTGACCATAGTCGTCGGCACCTTCGGGCACCGCAAGTGGATCGACCTGGCCCACGAGCGGGCGATCCCGTCGGCGGTACGCCAAGAGGTCCCGGTTATCTTCCGTCACGAGGACACCCTGGCCGACGCCCGTAACTCCGCGATCCGCGCGGCACGCACCGAATGGGTGATCGTGCTGGACGCCGACGACGAGCTCGGCGAGGGCTACGTGCAGGCGCTGGGTCAGGCCCATGGGGATCTGCGGGCGCCGGCGCTGGTGGAGATCCTGCCGGATGGACTCGAGCGCCAAGTCGACCTGACGACCCGCGACATGGACTCCATGAACCCTTGCTGCATCGGGACCGCGATCCGCCGAGAGATGGCCTTGGATGTCGGCGGATTCTGGCCAGAGCCAGCATGGGAAGACTTCAGTCTCTTTCGCCGCGCGTGGTTGATCGGAGCGACCATCGAGCACGTCCCCGGTGCTGTGTACCGAGCGAATGTGCGGCCTGGCAGTCGTAATCGCGTGGTTCGTGACCCGGACGCCCTGATGGCTTCGATCAAGCGCAGTCATGAGGACTGGATGAAGGAGCGTCACCGTGCGGCGACCGACACTTGAGCGATTCATGGACAAGGTCGTAAAGCGTCAGGATGGCTGTTGGGAGTGGACTGCGAAGCGCACGAGAGACGGCTACGGCAGTTTCTGGAATGGCGAGCACTACGACGCGCAGCGCACGAAGCCAGTCACGGTGCTCGCGCATCGCTGGGCGTACGAGCACCTGAAGGGCGAAGATCCCCGTGGGATGGTCGTCTGCCACAGTTGCGACAACCCATGGTGCGTCAACCCTGGCCACCTGTTCGCGGGCTCTCAGAAAGACAACGTCTACGACTGCATCCGCAAGTCGAGGCACCGGAACGCCCGTGCCGCACTCAGCCAAAGTGACGCCGAAGTCATCCGGGCGGAGTATCGCGGCGAGTACGGCGACATCGCTCGACTGGCCCGCAAGTATGGCGCGAGCAAGAGGCTGATTGGGGATATCGTCCACCGAAAGCGCGCTTGGACATGCTGACCCTGATCGTCATGACCGACGGCCGCCGGGAGTACCTCGAGCAGGCCGCGGCCACCTTCGAGCGGCTGCACGGCCCGATCACCGCCCGGGTGATCCACGACGACTCCGGGGACCCGGACTATGCGGCGTGGCTGCATAGCGCCTTCCCGGGCTGGACGATCGTCAGCACCGGTGCCCGCTCCGGCTTCGCCGGGGCCTACCGCTCGGCCTGGTCCTGGCTGCGGGACAACTGCCGCACCGACTGGGTCTTCTCCACCGAGGACGACTTCACCTTCGAGCGGGACGTGGACCTGACCGCGATGGCCTCGGTGATGCTGCTGCGGCCGATGGCCCAGATGGCGCTGCTCCGCCAGCCCTGGAACCGTGCCGAGCAGGCCGCCGGCGGCATCGTCGAGCAGCACCCCGACGACTACCTGGACCGCAGCGACGGCACCCACCACTGGCTGCAGCACCGCCGGTTCTTCACCACCAACCCGAACCTGACCAGGCTGCGGTTCATCAAGGCCCACGACTGGCCGGAAGGCTCGGAGTCGGAGGGCCGCTTCGGGGTGGACCTGTTCGCCTCCGAGCCGACCACCACCTGCGGCTTCTGGGGCCCCCGGGGCGCAGGCCCATGGGTGCGCCACATCGGCGCCCAGCGGGCCGGGACGGTCTACTGATGGCCGTGGTGGCGGTGACGATGGTCAAGAACGAGGCCGACGTCATCCAGACCACGATCCGGCATATGGCCGCCCACGTCGATCACGTGATCGTCGCGGACAACGGGTCGACCGACGGCACCCGCGAGCTGCTCGACGAGCTGCCCTGCGAGGTGATCGACGACCCGGACCCGGCCTATTACCAGTCGCGCAAGATGAGCGCCCTGGCCGACTACGCCGCCCGGGCCCGCGAGGCCACCTGGGTGGTCCCGTTCGACGCCGACGAGATCTGGATCTGTCCCGGCGGAGGCAGGATCGCCGACCGGCTGGCTGCGGTCGACGCCTGGATCGCTCCGGCCTGGATCTACGACCACGTGGTCACCGACGCCGACCCGGCCGGGGTGCCACCGCAGCAGGCGATGGGCCACCGGATGATCCGGCGGACCCGGCTGCACAAGGTGGCCGCCCGCTACGAGCAGGGCATGGTGATCGAGATGGGCAACCATCAGGCCACCTACCCGCAGCGGCCGGTGGTCGTTCCAGTGTGGGATGTCCTCGAGGTCCGCCACTTCCCGATCCGCTCGCCGCAGCAGTACCTGCGCAAAGCCCGGCAGGGCGCGGCCGCGCTGGCCCTGACCGACCTGCCGGAGTCCACCGGGCAGCACTGGCGCGACTGGGACCGGCTGGCCGACCAGCAGGGAAGCCTGACCGACGCCTTCCTGGATCACTGGTTCTACCGCCACGACGATCCACGCCTGGTCCTCGACCCCGCACCGCTGGAGGGCTCGTGAAGGTCCAGGTGATCATCGGCGGGCATGTCGACGACGACGCCGACCGGTACGCCGCCCGCCAGTGGGTGGCCGGCTGGTACGCCGCCCGCGGGCTGCTGCCGCTGGTGTGTGTCAGCGACTCCCGGCCGTGGGCGAAGGCAGACGCCTATAACGCCGCTGTGGGGCTCACAGACGCCGACGTGGTGGTCCTGGCCGACGGCGACTCATTCGTGGCCGCAGAGGCCCTGCAGTGGGCGATCGGGCAGGCCGCGGAGGTCGGGTGGGCCGCCCCGTTCAGCCGGGTCAACCGGCTCGACGCGCAGGCCACCGCAGCCACCCTGGACGCCGACCCGGCCATCACTGAGGTGCCGCCGCGGATCAGCCTGGCCCAGGAGGTCCACGACTGCCTGCCCGGCGGGGGGATCGTGGCCATGCGCACCGACCTCGCGGTGGCCTGCGGTCCGTTCGATCCGCGGTTTCGCGGCTGGGGCGGGGAGGACTTCGCTCTGGGCAACGCCGCCCGCACCCTGTCCGGCAATTACGCCGCGCAGCGACCCGGTCCGCTGTGGCATCTGTGGCACCCGCCGCAGCCCCGCACCACCGAGCTCGACGAGGCCACCAACCGGCTGGCCATGCGCTACCGCATCGCGAAGTTCCAGCCCGAGGCGATGCGCCACCTGATCGAGGAAGGCAGGCAATCGTGCAGCCCGAGCGCCTCATGACCACCCCGGTCACGATCAGCACCCCCGGGGCCTCCACCGGGACCGACATCCTCGGCCGTCCCACCCCCGGGACCGCGACCGTGCGGGCCACCCGCTGCCGACTGGTCCGGACCGCCACGAACACCCCCGACCCGAACACCGACGGCCTGCTGGTGTCCACCCTGGCGGTCTACCTGCCCGCCGGCACCGGGGTCACCGACGCCGACACGCTCACAGTCGACGGCGCCACCTATCAGGTGATCGGCGCCCCGGAGGTCCTGGCCGGGGTGTACGGCGGGGGCTACGAGAAGGCCACTGTGCGCCTGGTGCAGGACGCCTCATGATGACCACCCCGGACGCCGCGGCCATCGCCCTGCTGCGCACCCTGTCGGCCGTGACCGCGCTGACGTCCACCCGGATCTCGACCGACTACCTGCCCGGTACTGCCTCGATCCGGGTGACGCTGCTGCCCGGCGGGCAGGCCGAGCAGGAACTCTGGCGGGCCAGCCTGCAGATCGAGTGCTGGGCCACCGACCAGATCGTCGCCGGGCAACTGGCCACCGCCGTCCGGACCTCGTGGCCGAGCGTGCGCGGGGTGGTCGACTCGGCGACCTGGTGCGCCGGGGCCTGGATCGAGTCGAATCCCACCTGGATGCCCGACCCGGAGTCCGACCGGCCGCGCTACATCCTCACCGTGGGCTTGTGGCTGGGGCCACGATGACCCGCATCGACTGGGACGAGTCGGCGCTGGCTGAACTCGCCAGCCACGCGGCCATGCGCGACATGCTCGACGAGGTCGCCACGAAGGTCCGGGACGCCGCCCGCCGCAACGCCTCGGCCTACTACCCGGCCAGCCGCCGGGTGCAGGCCATCGTGACCGACTCCGGTGTGGACGGTCAGTCGGCCTATGCCGATGTCGGCTATGACCGGGACGCCTCCGGCTTCGTGCTGTGGTTCAGCGAGGTGGGCACCGCGAAGATGTCGCCGCGCCCGCACCTGCGCGCAGCCCTCGACCAGACCAGCCTCTAGAACCACCCTCAAGACTCCCGGCGACCGTCGCCGGGTTACAGAAAGGAGCCCCGCCGTGGGCAACGCATCCAACATCAGCCTCGGGGCGGGCACTCTGTACGTCGCCGCCCTGGGATCCACCGAACCGACCGACGTCACCTCCGCCCTGGCCGCGGCCTGGAAGGAGATCGGCTACACCGAGGAGGGCTCCGAGATCTCGATCGAGGTGTCGTCCGACCCGGTGGAGGTCGCCGAGGAGATCGACCCGGTCCTGCACGTGATGGCCGGCCGAACCGTGTCCATCAGCTTCGCGATGGCGGAGAACACCGCCCGCAACCTGACCCTGGCCCTCAACGGCGGCACCGTGTCCACCGGCGCGGGTGTAACCTCCTACGAGCCGCCGGCACCGTCGGCCGCCCAGCGGGTCATGATCGTCTTCCAGTCCGAAGACAGCCAGGAGCGCTGGATCTTCCGGCAGTGCTTCCAGGCCGGCACCGTGTCCGTGGCACGCCGCAAGGGTGCCGACAAGGTCACCATCCCGGTCGAGATGCGTGCCGAGAAGCCTTCGGGTCAGCAGGCCTTCAAGGTGCTGTTCAAGGACAGCCGCAGCGGCGGCACGATCTGATGACGACCAAGGTCCCCCAGGACCACCAGGCGCCGAAGGGCAGCGATCACACCGATGCCCTCGGCGCCGAAATCGCGGAGGTGGCCGGGGAGCCGGCCACCTTCGTGATGTTCGAGCAGACCTGGGAAGTGCTGCGCAAACCGCCCTCGCTTATGATCGCCCGGCTCGGCCGGGTCGACGAGGACGACCCGCAGTCCATCGGTGTACTCGACCAGCTGATCGAGCACGCCCTGGGCAAGGAGCAGCACCGCCGCTTCCTGTCCGCCTACTTCGAGGCAGCACCGGCCGACGGCAACGACCAGGCGCTCTTCGAGGAGGCGATGACACACATCCTGTCCGCCTCGATCGGACGCCCTACGAGCTGATCCTCGCCCTGCTCGGCTGGGCGGGTGCCGACTGGCACACCGTCCAGGCGAGGGCAGTGATGGCCGGTCTGATCGGCCCGGGCCGCGCCGAGCACCTGCTAGACCTCGACCTCACACTCCTGCTCGCGTTCATCGAGGGGATCCTGTGCGAGTCCGAGGAGAACGCCGAGCGGATCCAACAGATGTACGAGGACGCGAAGCCTGCCGCGCCTGTGGTGCGTGGCGAGCAGCGCCGCACGGAAGTCGCCGCATTCCTGGCCATGGCCGGGTGAGCTGATCGGGAAGGAGCCACAGCGTGGCCACACTGCTGGGCAATGCCTACGTGCGGATCCGTCCCGACATGGACGGTTTCCAGACCGAGGCGAACCGCTCGATCGGCACGGTGCTGAAGTCCGCGGCGAAGGTGGCGGCGATCGCCGCCGGCGGGGCGCTGGCCACCGTCGGGGTGAAGGTCCTTAAAGACTCGGTGGCCGAGGCCTCCAACCTCAACGAGTCGCTCAACGCCGTGCAGGTGACCTTCGGCAAGAACGCCAAAGGCATCATGGCCCTCGGCGAGAATGCCGCGAAGGCGCTGGGCCTGTCGAAGACGGAGTTCAACGGCCTGGCCGTGCGCTTCTCCAACTTCGCGCAGACCGTGGCCGGCAAGGGCGGCGACGTGGTCGGGACCATGGACGACCTGACCACCCGCGCCTCCGACTTCGCCTCGGTGATGAACCTGGACGTGAACCAGGCTGCGGAGTTGTTCCAGTCCGGTCTGGCCGGGGAGACCGAGCCGCTGCGCCAGTACGGGATCGACCTGTCGGCCGCGGCCGTGCAGGCCCACGCCCTGGCGAAGGGGATCTGGAACGGCAAGGGCGAGATGACCGAGGCCCAGAAGGTCCAGGCCCGCTACTCGCTGCTGATGAAGTCCACGAACAAGACCGCCGGGGACTTCGCCAACACCTCCGACTCTCTGGCCAACCGGCAGCGCATCGCCAATGCCCAGTGGAAGAACGCGAAGGCGTCCATCGGGCAGGCGCTGCTGCCGGTGATGCAGTCGGTCACCGCGTTCATCCAGGAGAAGGTGGTCCCGGCCATCCAGACCTTCGGGGACTGGTTCACCCGCGACGGGATGCCGGCGCTGACCCGCTTCGGTGCCACCCTGCGCGACACCGTGCTCCCTCCGCTGAAGGCGGTGGTCGGCTGGCTGGTGCAGAACAAGGACATCATCCTTCCGATCGCCGGGATCATCGGCACGATGGTGGCCGCCTACAAGACGTGGGCCTTCGTCTCCGGGATCGTGACCGCCGCGCAGACCGCACTCAACTTCGCGCTGGCCGCCAACCCGATCGGGCTGATCGTGATGGCCGTGGCCGGCCTGATCGCCGGGCTGGTGCTGCTGTTCAAGAAGAACGAGACCTTCCGCAACGTCGTGCTCGGCGCGTGGGAGGGCATCAAGAACGCGATCACGGCCGTGGTCGAATGGCTCAAGCCGTACCTGACGGCCGCCTGGGATGCGATCAAGGCGGCCGTGGAGGTCGTCTGGCCGATCATCCAGAAGGTCATCGAGCTGGCCTGGAAGTACATCAAGACCTACGTGGTCACCTACGTCAAGGTGATCAAGACGGTGGTGGAGGGCGTCTGGAAGGCCATCAAGTGGGCCACGCAAACCACCTGGGACGCCATCAAGGCCTTCATCATCGACCCGATCCGGGCCGCCTGGCAGATCATCAGGACGGTCGTGGGCAATGTCCGGGACTGGCTGTCTGAGACGTGGGGGAAGATCCGCGAGCGGGCCTCGACCGCCTGGCAGAACGTCAAGGACGCCATCCTCGACCCGATCCGCGCCATCTGGACCGGCATCAAGAACGCCCTGGGCATCACCGACAAGGGCGGGCTGAGCGACGACGGGCCGCTGGGCAAACTCGTCGGCGTGTTCCGCACCGTGGTCGACCGGGTCGGGAACGTGTTCAGCAAGATCAAGGACGCCATCGTCGAGCCGATCGCCACCGCGTTCAAATGGGTGAACGCCAATGTGATCAGCAAGCTCAACGAGAGCGTGCTGTCCGAATTTCACGTCAAGATCCCGCGGCTGCCCATCCCCGAGGGGTACGCCACCGGTGGCATGGTCCGCGGTCCCGGGACCGGGACCTCCGACTCGGTGCTGGCCCGGCTGTCCAACGGCGAGTACGTGGTCAACGCGCGCGCCACTGCCCAGCACCGCGGCCTGCTCGAGGCGATCAACTCCGGGCGGGGCACCGGGCCCTCGCTGGCCGCCACGAATGCCAACTGGCAGCCGCCCAACGTCGGCGACATGGTGTCGAAGCTGTTCAAGAAGGGCGCCCGCGCGGCGATCAACCTGGTCGCCAATCCGGCGATGGACTACCTCGAGAACACCTTCGGTGGCACCTTCGGCGGGAAGATGGCCATCACCGGCTTCCGGACCATGCTGGAAAGTGTCCGGTCCTGGGCCGACGAGCTGTCCCTGGCACCCACCCCGCTGATGGAGGCGCTGGCCTCCCGCTTCGAACGGATGGCCGACGACTCCACCTGGGTGGGCGTGAGCACCTGTCTGCGCAACGTCAACCTGGCGCTGCAGGCCCTCGGCCAGAAATTCGGTTTCACGGTCAACGGTTTCGCCACCGCACAGCGTGCGATCGACGCCACGATGGGCGTGGTCCGGTCCGGACAGATGAATGACGGCCAGCCGCCGCGCGGGTCGCTGCTGTTCTGGGATGCCGGGGTAGGGAACTCCGCCGGCCACATCGCTGTGGGCGATGGCAAGGGCAACTTCATGAACAACTTCGGCCGGGCGATCGTGGAGAAGCTGCCGCTGGACTCCGCGAGGTCCGGCTACCGCGGCTGGGCCTACCCGTGGGCGCTGATCGCCGGGGGCAAGAAGTACGACTCCGGCGGGTGGCTGCAGCCCGGATGGACCGCCACCTACAACGGCACCGGCAAGCCCGAGGCGATCCTGACCAGCGAACAGTGGGACACCCTGAACTCGAAGCGGCGCGGGAACTCCTTCCACTTCGAGATCCACGAGGCCCAGCCCACCACCGAGGACGCGATCCTGGCCGCGTGGCGCCGCGCTGACGCGCTCTACGGGGGTATCTGATGCCGATCCTGGTCCCCACCCCGCCCACCGACGGCGAGGCGATCTTCCCTAGCCTGTCCCTGGCCCGTGCCGGGGTCGAGCTGTGGCTGACCCGCGCCAACGGCTGGTACGTGCTGCGCGGCATCGAAGGCCTGGACAATCCGCCGGTGTCCCTGCTGGTCGACGAGCCGGCCACCTGGGATGGGGGGCTGTTCCGCGATGCCCGCTACGCCCCGCGCGAGGTGTTCATCCCGCTGCACCTGCAGGCCGACGACAACGCCGAGCTGCGCGATGCGGTGCGTGACCTGGCCAGCCTGCTCGACCCGAAGCGTGGCGCGGTCACCCTGACCGTGAACCACCCGGACGGGCGCACCCGCAGCATCGACGGCTTCCTGGCCGCCCCGCTCGGGCAGGCACTCGGCGCGGCCGAGGCGATGACCTGGCGGCGCATGGGCCTGTCCCTGCGCTGCCCGGACCCGTTCTGGACCGGCGAGGAATCCTCGACCAGTCTGGTCGTGTCCAGTGCCTCGGTGGACTTCCTCGGCGACCCGTTCCTGCCGCTGGCCGTGTCCGACTCGCAGGTGGCCGGCACCCTGACCGTGAACAACGAGGGCGACGCCGACGCCTACCCGGTGTGGACGGTCACCGGCCCGGCGTCCACGATCACCATCGACGTGGACGGCCGCACCTGGTCGACGAGCTCCGCGCTCGGAGCAGGCGAGGTCCTCACCGTGGACACCCGCCGCGGCGCGCAGAGTGTCGATGTCGACGGCACGGCAGCCTGGGGCAGGCTGGCCGCAGGCGCTGACCTGGCTCCCTTCCCGCCCGGGACCACCGGGGTGGGGGTCGACATCACCGGCGCCACCGATGACACCGTGCTCGAGGTCACCTGGTCGCAGAAGTGGCTGACCGCATGGTGAGCGGCTGGCGGGTCGACGTACGGGACCCCGACCTGTACCCGATCGGGATCTGCGACGTGTTCACCAGCCTCAAGCTCGTGCTGCGGCACCGTCGCGCGGGCGCCTGGAGCCTCGCCCTGCCCGCCGACCACCCGCAGGCCGCACTGTTCACCGAAGGCGCCGGGATCCTGGTCTGGGCGCCCTGGTCGACCACCAGTCCGGTACTGTCCGGACCGGTCACCCGCTTCGAGCAGGTCACCCGCAACGGCGACAAGGACTCCGAGCTCGTGGTCGAAGGGGTCGACGACACCGCACTGTTGGCCGACCGGCTGGTCCTGCCCAATCCGGCCTCGGCGATGTCCGCCCAGGACGTGGACGCCTACTGGACGACCACCGGTGCGGCTGAGAAGGTCATTCGGGACCTGGTCGACTACAACTGCGGCGACGCCGGGCTGGCCTACCGCAGGCTGTGCGACGCCGACCCGGACGGCAGGCGGGCCGCGGGCCTGCTCGCAGGCTCCCAGCGCAGCGTCTCGGCGCGCTTCGACAACCTGCTCACACTCGTCGGGGAGGTCGCTGCCACCGACAACCTGGCCCTCGAGGTCGTGCAGCCCGGCGGGGACACCCAGGACCGGCACCTTCGCGTGTGGCAGCCGGTCGACCGGTCCGGACAGGTGCGCCTGTCCCAGTCCGCCGGGACGCTGGTCTCTGCCACTGCGAACATCGCCGCGCCCACCGCCACCAACGTCCTGGTGGCAGGCGGCGGGGAAGGCACCGCCCGGGTACTGGTCGAACGCTCCGCCGACGACCTGTCCGCCTCCTGGGCCCGGCGCATCGAAACCTTCCGGGATGCCCGCGACACCTCCGACACAGCGGTCCTGGCCGAGCGCGGCGACGAGACCCTGGCCGACGCTGCGGTCACCGCCGGGATCAACCTGGTGCCGGTCGACACCTCGGCGCAGTCCTACGGCCACGACTACGGCCTCGGAGACCTGGTCAGCGTGGACATGCCCGGCGGGTCCTACACCGACGTGGTGTCCGGCGTGGACATCAGCCTCACCGCCGCCGACGCCGTGGTGATCACCCCGCAGATCGGGGATCCGGACCTGGCCGACATCAAAAGCCCAGCGATCTACCGCCGCATCAAGGACCTTGTGCGGCGCCTGGAACAACTAGAGAGGCGGCAGTGATGGCGCAGAACTCGTGGCCGTTCGTCGGCGGTGGCGGCACCGCAGTCAACGAGGACCAGTGGTCGATCATGGCGCGCTTCTGGGCGCAGTCCGGCGTGACCGACTACGCCAACACCCTCGAGGTGTACGGCGACTCGTCAGGGCGCCAGGTCAAGGTGAAGACCGGCCGGGCCTGCGTGCGCGGGCACTGGTACGAAAACACCGCCGAGGAAACCGTCGCGATCGCCGCGAACGCCTCCGGGAATCCGCGCATCGACCGGATCGTCCTGCGCCTGGACCCCTCGGCCAACAGCATCGTGCTGGCCGTCGTGCAGGGCACCCCGGCCGGATCCCCCTCGGCGCCGGCACTCACTCAGACCGACGTCGGGACCTACGAGCTGACCCTGGCGCGCGTGGCGGTGGCCAATGGTGCCTCCACGATCGCCGCCGGGGATGTCACCGACGAGCGCACCTACGTCGATGGGGTCTATGGCAACTGGACTCCGGTGGCCACCGGGTCCGGCGCCAACCCGACCGCGAACTCGAGCACCGGTCGCTATGTCAAGAACGGCAAGCAGCGCTCCGGCTGGGGACGGATCGTCGGATTCACCTACGGCGGCGCCGGCACCATCCGGCTGTCCCTACCTGACACCCCGAAGACCACGTCCGGATCCACCCGCCTGGGGATCATGCAGATCCACTCCTCGGTCACCGGCACCCTGGCGATGTTCCAGCTCGAGCTCAACGGCACCGTGGCGCAGCCGATTCGCCAGACCCACGGCACGGCCGAGGACGGCGACTCGCTGGTCGCGTTCAAATACCTCACCGGCTCGGACATGTCGACGTTCATCACCTCCGGGACCGTCACCATCGAGTACTCGTTCGATTACGAAGCCGCCTGATCCACACCTGACAAGGAGCATCCATGGCCCGCAATCTCTACGGCTGCACCTCCGCCGACTTCACGCTCACCGAATCGGGGCGGGTCGTGGCCGGCGCCACCGCCACCGTGTGGACCGCTCGCACCGGCGGCACGCAGATCACCGATCTCACCGACCTCGACGGCGACCCGATCACGCTGGTCACCTCGGATGCCGATGGCGGGATCAGGTTCTACGGGGTCGATGGGGACAAAGACACCTACTGGTTGGACACCGGCACGGGTGCACGGATCGCGGTGCGCCCGGTGGACCTGACCGGGGAGATCGGCCCGACTCCTGACCTGACGATCGGCACGGTGACGACAGGCACCGCGGCCGCCACGATCACGGGAACAGACGCCGCCCCCGTCCTCAACCTGACCCTGCCCACCGCCGGTGCCAACGGGGTCGACACCGCCGCCATCCAGGACGGCGCGGTGACCGCCGCGAAGATCGCCAACGACACGATCACCGCCACGCAGGTGGCAGCCAACGCCATCGGCAGCAGCGAACTGGCCGACAACGCGGTGGACACCGCCGCCATCGCCGACGGCGCGGTGACCCCGGCGAAGATGGCGACTACGGGCCGGTTCACGTTTCCCACGGGTGCCGCGAATGGCTACGGGTTCACCTCCGGCGCGTCTCACCTGTCCGGCACCGGCACCCCCGAGGGTGTGGTCACCGCCGCCCCCGGCTCGACGTGGCTGCAGACCGACTCCACCACCGATGTGAAGGGCTGGATCAGGTGGATCAAGGCCAGCGGTACGGGGAACACCGGGTGGGTTGCCGGTCCTGAGGCCGACACCGGCTGGCGGGACATCGCCGGAGATATCACCTGGCCCAGCGCGTCCGGCGACGTTCTCGGCGTTGCGAAGGTGCGGCGTACCGGCGACGGGACGTGCTCGCTGTACGTGCGGGGGGCGATCGGGTCTACGACAGCCGACACGATCGCTGCCGTCGGGGCACTCCCGGCAGGGTTCCGTCCCACCATCGACAGCCAGGGTGGCTTCCTGTTCTACACGGCGATGGGCGACACCTCACTGGCCCCAATGATTGCGGTCCACGCGAGTAACTACTCCCCGTGGACTATTAGCATCCAGCGGGTTGGCGGGGCCTCCGCTGCGAACTGGAGCGGAGGACTAGGACGTCTTGTGACCGCCGACGCCTGGCCGACGTCGCTTCCGGGGGTGGCTGTCTGATGGGTGTCACAGCCCGGCCGTCCACACCTGTCCGCACCGACTGGCCCACGGTCACCGACCCCACCCCCGCACACGCCACCACCACCAACCCCTAGGGAGACAACCCCATGTCCTACAACCACATCGCAGATGCCGCCAGTGACAGTGATCTGCGCCGCCGGGTGGCCGCGTGTTTCGCGCAGAACACCACCGGCACCGAGCAGCCCGAAGCCCTGGCGTCGGTTCACATGTGGCGCATCGCCGCCGACGACGACATCGCCGCCGCCTACGCCTACGGGGTGGACACCGACGTGCCGAACCCCGGCAAGGACGAGGCCGTCGTCACCGACGCCAACATCCTCGCCGCCGTCACCGCCATCGTCGCCCCCGATACCCCGGAGTAACTGATGGCTGACACCACCACTGTCCTGGCGCTGCCGTTCCCCGAGGGCGCGGACGCCAACGACGTGCCCGCCGACATGCAGGCTCTGGCCGAACGTCTCGACGAGGCGCCCGGCATCGAGTCGCTGACCTCCGCGGAGATCTCCGGCCTGGCCGCCGGGGAGAAACCCGCCGGCCGGGTCGTGTACAACTCGACGACGTCGAAGCTGCAGGTGTCCAACGGCACCACGTTCGCGAACATCGATGCTGCTGCGCTGCTGCTGGCCGGCGGCACCATGACTGGTGCGATCGCGATGGGATCCAACAAGATCACCGGCCTGGCCGCGGCATCGTCCAACGGCGACGCCGTGCGGTACGAGCAGCTCGTGGCCACGGACGCTAGCGTCGCGGCGCTGGGCACCTGGACGGAGTGGACACCGACGCTGACCGCGTCGTCGTCGAACCCAACCGCGTCGAACGTGACCGCAGAGTCGCGTTACATGCAGATCGGCAAGACCGTCATCGGCAAGGCGCAGATGACAGTGTCCGCCGCCGGGTCCGGCAACTACCGGATCCCGCTGCCCGTGACGCCGCGCTCAACGGCTGTTAGCGCCCGTCGCATCGGGATGCTGCAGTTGGACTCGTCGGGATACCTGAAGCACATGCTGGTCGAGCAGGCCAACGGCGCCACATACTGCAACGCCGTTGAGTTGACCGCAGGTGACCTCTTCGAGTATCTCACCGGGACGATGGTGGCGAACTGGATCTCGACATACGGAAGTCCAGCCAACATCACTTGGGACTTCCAGTACGAGGTGGCGTGACATGGTGCATAACACGGTGGCGTATCGCTACTACCCGCTGTTGCTCCCCGGCGGGGTCATGCCGACATGAGCGCCACAACCAGGGCTGACGGCCGTACGCTGCCGTGGCGGATCCTCCGCCGCACCGTCAAGCCGTACGCCCTCGCGGTGTCCCTGTCCACGTTCGTCGTCTCCTACGCCATCATCACCGGGCAGGCCATCGGTCAACTGTTGAACGAGTTCCCCGGCCAGCTCGTCGGGGTGGCAGGCTTCGCCGCGGTGATGCTGCTGTGGGTCGGCTGGTGGTGCCAGCGCGACGACTGGATGGCGCACGGCCTGTTTATCACCATCGGGGTGTGGGCAGGGGTGTGGGCCGTGGTCATCTACGACACGACATGGACCAGCGTTAGCGGCTGGCTGGCGTTCGCATGGTCGGTTGCCAGCGGCGGCGCGTGGCTGCTGGAGGTGCTCGACAGGGAGCAGCGATGAGCGGCGCATGGATAGCGTTCTGGGCCGCCGTCCTGGCCCCGGCCAGCCTCTACCTGGCCAAGCGGCTCATCGACTACGTGCTCCCCCCGGACCAGCACTGGCCCTTTCTCGACCGTTTCAGCCGTCCCAACAAGTCCAAGGAGGACACCGATGAGTAACATCCTGCGACGACTCAACTACATCGAACCGGCACGGGTGCGTGCGGTGTGGACCGCCGTGGTCATGCTGCTGGCCTCGGCCGGGGTGGCGGTGTCCACCGACGTCGATGCGACCGTCACCGGCGCCATCGGTCTGCTGTTCGCCCTGCTGGCCCTGGGCCAGGGCGAGACCACCCGGGCCGCGGTGTACTCACCGGCCACGGTCGACAAGGTCCGCGATGAGGGATTGGACGACTACTGATCATGGGCAAGATCCTCGGCAACGCCTCCAAGCCCTACGCGAAGCGCACCTGGCGTGGACGTACCCTCGATAACCGCACGATAAGCGCCATCAAGTGGGCTGAACGCAATTACATCGAGGTGGCCCCGCGCAAGCGTCGCGCCTGGGTGGTTACGCAGGGCAGCTACAACCCCGGCGGGGTGACAGCCTCGGCCGGGACCCACGACGGCGGGGGCGTCTGGGACTGCTCTGTGGCGGGCATGAACCGCAAGCAGATCAAGGCGGCCGTTAAGTGGATGCGCAAAGCCGGCTTCGCAGCCTGGTTCCGGGACTGGCCCGGTAACCAGCACATCCATGCCGTGCTGCGCGGGCATCGCACCGCCAGCCCGGGCGCGAAGGCGCAGGTGGCGTCCTACGAGCGGCACCGCGACGGCCTGGCCGGCGACAACTACGACAGCACGTGGAGGCCCAAGGTCAAGCGCCGCTGGTCACACCGCAAGAACAAGCCGATCCTCGGCAAGTAGACCGCGGCGGGGAGCCCCGATCCGCACCCCCGACCGCACAACGAAGCGCCCCCACCGTCACAAGCGGTGGGGGCGCTTTCGTGCGTCCGGTGTCAGGTGGCGCCGCGCACCTCACGCAGCGTTGCCCGCATCTGCGCGATGGCGTCCTGCGGATGGCGCGGTATCTCGGTGGGGCCGAGTCTGGCCCACATGGCACCGACCTCGTCATCTTCTGCGCCGACCGCCAGTGCGAGCGCGGCGAACGCCAACGCGCCGCTCACGACGCGATCCACTTACGGATGGTGAGCCGGTCGACGCCGACGATGCGGGCGGCCTCCGACTGGGACATGCCCCCGGCGACCGCGTCGCCGACGGCCTGGGCGAGTTGCTCGCGGCGGGTGTCGAGGTTCTCCTGCGCGACGCGGTAGTTGCCGGCAGCGACGGCGAGGGTTTCGGTGGGGGTCACGGGGTCACCAGCGCAATCGCCGAGCCGTTGAAGGCGGTGCCGGATGCGAAGAAGATGCGGTACTCGTCGACGCACATCGGGTCGTCACCGTTCTCGAGGTCGTTCATGCGGCACATGTAGTCGGTGGCGATGGCCTCGACGACCTCGCCGGCGTCGGCGACGGTGATGAACTCGATGCCCATCGTGTCAGTGTCGACCGCGATGATCGCGTAGGTGCCGGGCTTCAGGAAGTCGGCGGCGGGGTTCACGCTGAGTTGCTGCATGGTGGTGGTGGCGATGGTTGCTGTCGTCTGGACCTTGTGCGTTGTGCTCATGTATCCACTATGACCCCCGGTGCTGAGAATGTCAACACCAGAAGGGGAAGATTCTGGAACATCACCCGAAAGGATGACCCCGGCGTCCCCTATGCCGCCGCCCACGCACCCGCAGCCGCCCGCGTCAGATCGTCGTCGTCGACCGCGACATATCGACGCCGTGCGGGTGCTGCTCGGGCAGTCGCCCACTAGGCGGGTTCCTAACTTTGTGCGGCGTGTCGTTCCAATGTGCTTGACAAAGATTGTGCGTATGCACAAGGTTGGTCCCATGCAACCAACCCTGCTCACAACCGCCGAGGTCGCCGGGCGCCTCCGGGTTTCCATCCCAACGGTCAACAGGTGGGTCCGCGACGGACGACTGACCCCGGTCCAGAAGTTGCCCGGCATCCGTGGCGCGAACCTGTTCGACCCGTCAGACATCGACACCCTCAAGGAGGTGGCCGCAGGTCCGGCGCTCCCTGGCGGTTGAGCGCCCGGCGGCGTCGTCAGCAACGGCCATCCCTTCCACCGCTGACGGCGCCGCCCCTAAACCCAACACCATCCACCGACGACCAAGGAGACCAAGACGATGGGCGAGACGATCTGGCCGGGTGAGTACCGGCGCAAGGTGACCCGCTGCAAAGCCATGCGGGTCACCACCGAGAACCTGCCGCAGGTCGCCGCCTGGTGCGG